TCTTGAAGCATCTTCTAAAAATTTTGGCATTTGATCCTGAAAAGTGTAGTACCTTGCAGCATCATCTAAATCCATTTGGTATTTACCTGGATTACTCATGACATCTTTTACTGTTTGCTCCCAAGCATCTTTGTAAGGAATACCAGTGTTACGAGCTAACTTTGTTGCATCATTCATGATGATTGTATGCATCTCCATTGATCTTGCCATTTCTTTGAAGAACTCATCACCAGCTGTTAAACCTTTGTAAGGCAGTCTATAAACCTTACCCATAAAATCAACCATGCCAGCAAACGGAGAATTTTCTAATCCTAAATTTTTTGCAGTAAAATAATCGTTTGTTGCACCTTCGTATTTTGTAAAACTATCTGATGTTTTACCATGAAAACCTTTTGCACCCATCCTAAGTGCATCTTTAAATCCATGCACCATACCGTATAGTCTTGCAACTCCCATCTCCCAAGTCATACCATTGTTGTAACCACCCCAATGTTTACCACGAAGAATTTTGCCACCACCGTTAATGATAGCACTTTCTAAATTACCCCATGCACCAGCTAAAATATATTCTGGTACAGAATAACTTACATAAAAAGCATTACCAATTAGGTTTCTTAATTGTGTTTTAGGTGAAAAAAGTAATCCACCTCTATATGCTTCTGACCAGGCTTTAGCTGATCGTTTAAAATAATTTTCACTTATAAATTTATTTGTTGCTGGCATACCAGATTTATCAAATAAATTTTTTGTTTGTTCTGCAATCTTAACAATGTTGTTTAAACCACCATTTGCATTTATCATTTCTTCTAAAGCATTAGCTTGACTTGGAGCATCTGCCATAGTGGGTAGTTGAAAAGCACGCAAAGCTCTACCTACATCAGCTCTACCTTGTTTAAAATTTGTTACAA